AAATGTTCCGGCAAAGATACCGAGCGTGAGGGCTATCAGTATCTGAAAAAGCAGATGCTCAGGAGCGGCGACACGCTGGTCATCAAAGAACTGGACAGACTTAGCAGAAGTAAGTCTGACATCAAGCAGGAGTTGGAGTTTTTCAAAAATCATGGTGTGCATATACGCATCTTGGACATTCCCACTACATTAACTGATTTTCCACCAGAACAAATGTGGGTCATGGATATGATCAATGCGATTCTGATTGAAGTGCTTGGGAGCATTGCGGAAAATGAACGCCTGAAAATCAGACGCAGACAGCGTGAGGGGATTGATGCGGCCTTGAAGAAAAATGTCAGATTTGATCGTCCGGCAATTGCAAAACCGGAGAACTGGGACACTGTAGTCAAACAAATTGATGCAAAAGAAACCACGGTTTCACAGGCGTTGCAGACACTCAATATCTCCCGTTCCTCCTACTATCGGCTCAGACAGAATAATCCATTTTAATCGGATATGCAACAAATCCATAAAATAATCTATGGAGGTATCCGATATGGAACGAAAAAAGAGAAACCACAACGAAGGCAGCATTCGGGAACGGGCAGACGGCAGATTTGAGATTCGTGTCACAGCAGGCTACGATTTTGAGATTGGAAAGCCAAAACGCATCTCCTACTACGCCAAAACCAAGGCAGAGGCAATTCAAAAGCTGCACGAAGAGGAGTACAAGATTCACTTTCAGAAACACGTTGACCCGACTTCCACCACCTTTCTCGACTGGCTGCGGCTCTGGCTGGAAACCTACATGAAAAACAAGGTCAAGCAGTCCACCTATGTCAGCTATCGTGGCTACATCGAAAATCATCTTGCACCAGCCTTTCCAACCCTCAAGCTGAAAGATCTCACGACAAAGCTTTTGCAGGACTTCTACAACTACAAGCAGAATACACAGGGACTTTCGCCCAAAACCATTCTGAATCTTCACCGCTGCCTGCACAAGGCCATGAATCAGGCAGTGCTGGAACATTACATCGATTTCAACCCCTGTGATGCAGTCAGTTTGCCACGCAATGAAAAACCACAGGTCGAGATTCTCACCCGTGAGGAACAGCAAAAGCTTACCTATACCAGTTACAAATACCGATACGGCATTTTCATTCGTCTGACGCTTGCGACAGGGATTCGTCTGGGCGAACTGCTGGGACTCCGCTGGGAAGATATCGACTTCGGCAAGAGAATGCTCTCTATCCGCCGCACAATAAACCGTCTGCCCAAAGTGGATTACAACGGTGTGGGCAATTCCACGGAGATTGTTATCCAAGAGCCAAAAACGAAAAATTCCATTCGCTCTATCCCCTTGATTCCCAATATCGCAAGCGAGTTACAACAGTGGAAAAATGTACAGCAGAACGATGCCATGACAGCTGGTGCAGCCTATCAGGACTCCGGCTTTCTGGTGACAAACCCATTTGGCGGATACCTGGAACCCAGAACGTTCAAGGACGCCTACGATGAGATTCTGAAAGCCTCCGGTCTTGGACACTACACCTTTCACGCCCTCAGACATACCTTTGCCACCCGAGCCATGGAACAAGGCATGGACGCAAAAACCACTTCAATTCTGTTAGGGCATTCCTCAGTTTCGTTTACGCTGGATACTTATACGCACGTTCTGGACAGTCAGAAACAAGAGGAAATGAAAGTCATGGAGGAGTTCTTCACTCTGCCCGATATGCCGCAAGTGCAGTCCTATGCAATCGCAGTAACGCCAATGGCAAATGGCTTTCTGCTAAATCCTGTGGACTTTGAGGATATGAGCATTGAGGCAAACGATCTGCAATACGGCATTCAATGTCTGCAAACCGCCATTGCCCAGAAATTAGCCACAATGTACCCGCCTACGCCAACACCTGTGAACGAGATCATTTTGCAACAGGGTGAATTTGTGGTGATTATCAATCTATAAAGGAAATGGAGCAGGATGTGTTGTCCTGCTCCACCTTTCTTTTTTGATGTTTTGGGGTCAAATTGGGGTCAAAATCAATTTTTCTGTAAAAAAGCAAAAAAATATAGTGCCGAAAACAACGTGTTTTCGGCACTTTTCTTGGTTGCGGGAGCCGTCAAGCTATCTTATGTACAACCATACGCTTCATAAAAAAGACAGCATAAAAAGCAGCGGTACAAAACAGGAAATCTCCTGCTATACTGCCGCTTTTCATTGTTTGAGCTACCTATTAAAATACCTATGTACAACTCCATATTTCAAATATACAAAAATACATCTCTGTTTTTTGAACTTAACAATAATAAAAAAGAAGATAATAGACGCATAAAATACATTAACTAATATAATGCTTTGTAAAATTTCTTCGATAATCCTCCATGTGGTTTTGACTGGACACATCAAAAAATTTTTTCAGTGCTGAAAGCACCAATTTTAATATATTTTTCATTTTTCACCCCTCCTAAAAACCATATTGGAAAATGCATTTTATAATTACATCACATACAATCGAACAAAACACATTAAATATTACAGCCGCCAAAAAATTAAAGATAACCTTTACGGCTGTTCTTTTATCATTTTTTGCGGTTGTTCTTTTTCTTTTTTTATCTCCTGAAGTTATTTCAAAAATATATCCTTGACCATATTGTGATAATTTGTCATAAATAAATCCGGCACATTTGTGTGAAAGCTTCTGCAATATATATAAAACCGAGAAAGCAACTCCACACATCAAAAATAATTGTGCTAAAAGCACATTAACATTATCACGTACTAAATTAAATTCAATATTATATAAGTATAATGCTAACACTGAAAAAGTAATGAGTATAGATACCACTCGTGATAAATATTCAATGAACAAAGAAAAATGTTTTCTATATTTTCTAGCAAACAACAATAATTTATTGGAGTCATAATTACTCAATTCGCAATTACTTACCCAATTAGAAACAACATTCAGAAGTTCATCTCCAAGTAATGTATTTATAAATTCAACTCTTGCTACAACAACATTGTCCATTATTGAAATATCATTAACGTCCTCTATTTTTCCTGAAACCATTAAGCTCATAAATTCAGGAAATGTGAGACCAGATGAGATTTTAACAACAAGGGAGTGATGCTGCGGAAGCTCATACATAGGCATTGAAACTTGAAAATCCCATTTAATTGTGATGCTCTCTACATAATCCGCTCTCTCAAAATTTTCTTGCTTAAATTTAGCCCATGTGTCATAATCAAATGAGGTGTGATTACTGAAATTTATAGTAATTCTTGTAATACAAGCAGCTTCATCGGAACAGTGCATCCTTAATTTTTCAATAATTCTAGTGCGCAAAATTTCTATATCTTCCAAAGTAACACGAATTGCTTTGGAAAAAATTTTCGTTTCGCTATCTGGTTTTGCATTCATTTTGAATATGAAATCTCTAAACTTGTCTAACGTCTTTTCGTCTTCTGACACTTTCAATTCGTTTTTGCATTCTAATTGTGATGCCAAAAAAATCCCCCCCTTTTTTGATATATCCTAAGTTGATAAGAAAAGCATCTATATATTTATTTTACCATATTATTTGTAAAAGTCAAGCGAAAATGTTTATGGTAAAATAGAAATGTAGAAAAAGAGCTCCAAAAGTGCATAGGCGGGGCTTCGCAGGGGCTTCAAAAATACACAACAGGGGTACTCCTTCTATGCACAAACCGAGCCCCCACACGTTAATCTTGTGCTGACCGGGCTATGCACTTTTTCGAGCCCTTTTTATGCACTTTCTACTTGACAAGCACAAGCGAAAAACGAAAATAAAAATCAGAAATATTATTTTTACTTGTTTATTCTAAATTTCTATTAAAATACGCACTAATCGTAATTATTTACGTTGTTATTATGGTTTTATCCGTTACACTTCCCGAAAATTATCCACGCTCACATACCCCGTGACATACTTCCCCGCCGGTGTCTTACCGCAGGAAGCCGCCGTAGTAGTAACACGATACCGTCCCAGTTTACAAGGCACGCCGTCATAGATGTAGTACGTTCCGGCAGTCAGTCGGGCAGCCGGCGTGGAGGTAGTTTCATTTGCGAACAGCGGCACGTTGCTGCCGATGTGCACCGCCTGACCTTTCGCAAACTTCCCGGAGCTGCTGTTGGTATACACCGCCTTCCCACTGGAATCGAAAACGGAATACCCTGCCTTGCATGCCTTCTTGGCGTTCTCCAGAGAAGCATATGCGCCGAGCTGACTCTTCATATCGTTCGCACTCTTTCGAACTCTGTACAGCTGCGCGTTGGATGGCTTTGCGGCAGAAGTGCCATTCAGATAGGCTTGTACCTTTGCTTTGAACGCCACCCAGTGCGGCAGGATATACGCCGGGCACATTTTATAACTGTTGTGCATGGTGTTCAGCTGATCCACGGTCCCGTTCCGCCCGTCACGGACGTTGAGCCAGTGCGTGTGCGTGTACAGGTGGTTGATGCCCAATCCATACTGTTTCAGAAGTGCAGCTGCCAGACGTACAGCATTTTCCTCTGCCCGCTTGTCTGCTGCGTCACCGCTGCCATTCATGATGCACTCAATGGCGATGGTTCTGCGGTTGCCATTTCCGCTGCCGTCGGCAGCATGCCAGCCGGACAGCGACAGCGGCAGATTCTGCCACGCACAGGTGCTGTCCACATAGTAGTGTACCCGCACGGTCTTCATGTTGCCGTTGACAGTCGCACGAGTGTACTGCTCTGCTGGCGTAGTGCCGGCGGCAGTCTTGATGCGGTCAGTGTTGTGGATCGTCACGCCCAGCACCTTGCCTGTCAGCTGTGCTGTGGGCATGTCAATATGGTTAGGGTTGTGCTTTGTCAGCAGATACTCCTTGACGGTCACACCGCCGAGCGTGGTTGTTTTGTCTGGGGTTAAAATTGCCATAATTAATCTTCCTTTCCCTTGCTTTGCAGCAAGTCAATTGCTTTTTTTAACGCCGCCGGCATGGGGATTCCCATCAACCCGGCATTTTCCAGAATTGAGATCAATTCATTGCACGAGAATGCAATGCAAACAGCATCTCGGATGTATGTTGTGTCAAGGATCAGATCCAGTTGTGCGGAAATCAGCACCAACAGCAATGTTACGCCCTTGCGAGCAATCCCTTTCCATCCGATTTTTGATTGCAGGCCGCCAGATTTTGTCTTAGGCGATTTGCGGAATACGCCTGCCAGGATCAAGCCTGTTGCGTAATCGACTGCCATAAACAGCAGTAGTGCCCGAATGGACGCATCCCATCCGCCGAACAGCCATGCGACAAAGCTGCCGACAACTCCGACGACTGTGCAGATTGTTTCTTTCATAGTTTCCTCCTAGTCAGTCAATAAATCCAGTGATCGTAAAATACAGCGTAGAACCAGCGGCGATTTTACTGCCAAGAGCATACACGCATACAAGGTTATCTCCGTTGTAGTTTTCTACGGCAACATATGCCCCCACGCCAGACGATGACCGCCCTACACCGGAACAGCCGACAATTTTGGAAAAGTCAAAGGTCGTTGAAGCGATGTACTGCGGTGCTGGATATGAGGTAGCAATATCGTTCTTTAGGACAACACTTCCGGTTATCGTGATCTGTTTGCCGTAGGTGCGATACTTGACAGTGCCGGATTTGGCATAGCCCTCTACGGTCATGGCTACCCAGCCGGAGTCGGTGAGGGTTTTGGCGGCGGCTACAGTGCTATCCAAGAATGCACAATCGTAATATGCCGTCTCCGAGACAGTTCCGTCTGGCTCGTCCGGCTGTACCAGACGAGCCGTGGTCCAAGACGCATACTTGCCATAGACGGCATAATCGCCGTTCCAGTAACCCCAAGGTAGATATACCCAGACGGTATATGTGTTATGTGCCGTTGGTATCACTTTTACCTTGACATTAGCACAGTTTATGCGATACACAGTAACACCACACGCTTTTGCTGAAGCGGTTTCGGTACTTTGCCAAGCATCTTTTATATGTATCTCAAAAGACGAATTCTGCCGAGCATATCCGTTTGCTCCGTCTCCGGATAGGATACGTATAATTGCCGTATTAAAATTTCCGGACGAAACCAAGGTTCCTAATCTATACCATTGTGCCGTTCCGCCAGCACCGTGTATAACGATAGCACTATTGTTTAGATTCATAAACTTTGATGCCTCTAAACCATTTAGTTTCTTCTTATCTTCGGCAGTCATCAGTCCATGTGTGGTTTCTGTTACATCGCTATAGGTAGTATCTGTGAATTTCGCATTCGCTGGGACATCAGAATTGATAGAATGCGTGATTGGGGTAGCTTTACCATCTCCTGCGATATAAACTGGTTTTGCCGTAGAGCCGACAGCGGTACTTGTTGTATGCGTTACTGCGGTAGATTTGTCCTGCTTTCCGGAAATATCTTGATGTGCTGTGATAACAGTGCCTAAGTCAACTACACCGCTAGTACCTTTACTTGCACCATTCATTTTGATGCCTGTGATAGTACCAGTATTTTTAGTATAGCCTAGTGATTCAACTTTTGACTTTATATAGCTCCATAAAGTAGAAAATTTAACTCGACCAAATTCATTTTTACTTGACGTATCTTGTCTAATGAAATATGTATTATCTGTAGGAGTTGCAGTCCAGCTATTTGTTATTTTTGATAGCAGTGAATCTGCCCCTGCCGCAGTATTATCAACCTTTCCGGAAATATCTTGATGCTTTTGCAGTGCCGTGTCCGCCTTACCCAGACTTGCCTGCACACCGCTTGCAAGGTCGCTCTTTGGGATACCTGTAGTGGGCTTGGTGTATGTTCCGTAGCCTGCATCGTTTTCCAGTTCGGATACCTTTTCCACGGCTCCGGACGGGATGTTTACAGTGATTTCCACGCCGTCCAGACCTGTCCAGTACAGTGTGTTCTTGTCGGTGTTGTCCTGCCGCAGTGCGACATTCTGTGACCGGTTGACGAGTTCCACCAGCCGTTTCAATATTTTACTGCTGCCGTTGTACTGTATCTTCATGGTCACCCCTCCGATATGGTATAGATCACTTTCATGGTCTGGGCGGCGGTCTTGGTGACTGGAGAGGATAGGTTGTTGATGGTGGCGAGGTAGTTGCAAGGCACCTTGAAGCTGTTGCTGTCGTTTACTTGTGCAAATGCTATGTTGCTTCCGATTACCGGCACACGCTTGCCAGAAGATGTCTGCATATTTGTTTGAGTAGGCTTCGCTGTGTTCTCTGAAAAGTCATATGTGTATATTCTGTAGTAATTGCTGCTAATTGTTGCAACAAAAAGTCTGTCACGAAGCAAAAAGGAGTTTGAAAAATTTAAACGCTCCGTGCTCGTGATTTGTTGAGTGTCATTGTCATTATCGATATTGATTCTATAGTTGAGAGTTGACTGGTTGTCGCTAACATATACGAACAAGTAGCCTTTATAAACTGCACAACCACCGCCCAACTCACAATACCCTCCGGCACGGTTTACGACAGACATGTTACTGACTGTAAACGTATCCAGTGGAATTGCGGAAATATACACAGAACTCCCGTTGTGGACAGTTGAACTGTTGTCGCCTCTGGATATAAAATACAAGGTATTTTTCGACGAATCATAATTCCAAACGTATGAAGAACCAATATTGCCAAGTACAACGTTTTTTGCTTCCAGCACTCTCCCCGCACTGCCTGCAGAATACACCACCGGCAGCGTTTTCATATGGGCACGCCGCTTTCGTATGGTCACAGATACCAGCTTATAGTTTTGCACGTTTGGTGTAAACGTATAGACAACATCGTTTTTGCAGTCGATCACAATCGCCTGTTCTCCGTTATAGGAAGTATAGTTTCTTCCGGAACCAGTATAGAGAAAAAAACCTGCTATTTGCCCTGTACCGCCGTTGACCGAAGCACCATAGCTGCTGTACCCGCCGTTGGCACTGGTCAGACACACGCTGGCAATGGTGCCGTTCCCTTTGGAAGTGGAAAAGTCATACACATACTTCATGGTTTTCGCTTGAGTATCCAGATAGGATTCGTCGCTGTTGTAATCTCCACGCAGGGTGTCACCTGTGGTATTCTTCACGCCGTACACACCACACGCTGTCAGATTGGTACCGGCAGGGGCAAAATAATTCGCAGCGTTTTCTTCCAAAGTTTTGTCGAACAGCAGGATACCACCCAGCAGCTTCTGATAGATCGGCTGAAAATTGCTGCCGTACATTTCAGAGGCATCTTTCATGTAGCCTTCCTGCAAAAAGATGTCATTCAGGGCGTTGGTCGTCATATTCTTCTCCAGCACTTTTTTCTGTTCACCGGTGTGCACGTCAGTCAGAATGATTTCTGTTTTTCCTTTCAAGTTACGTTTCCTCCTCCGCTTTTGTGATTTCAGTCTGTATCGTATCCGCAATGCCGGAAACCTGTACCGCGGTACTGACTACCGCAATGTCTACCGTATCCGCAACGCGGCAGTGCTGTACTTCCGCGGCAAGTACCTCTGCCTGTGTTGTCAACGGACTTGTCCGCATGGCAGTACTGCCTATCGTAATCCCTACCTTGTCTGCTACTTGCAGCAAGCCGTCCCAAGCTTCTTGTCCGGCAAGATAACTGCCCTCCAGCAGTGCCTGTACAAACTGTGGTTGTATGGTAACCGTGCAGCCGCTTGCCAGCAGCTTTACGCGAAAGTCTATGGCATCATAGCCCGTCATGCGGAAGCTGTGAAACAGGTGTATCGTGTGTACGCCGTCCTGTAGCGTCCATTGCGGACGTATGGAACCGATCTCTGTTTTGCCGATACAGTACGCCGCTGCAATGCTGCCGTCTGTGCAGGTGTATTCCCCGTTGGCAGTGCTCTCTGTTGTTGCAACTTGCAGTCGCACCTCTGCCAGAAATACTACCGTTGTGGCACGGGACGACAGAGCACGTATTGCTGCAACGTCCGCTTCGCCGCCGTCAGAAATGACAATGCGGTCGGTGTTGGTGTACGGGTAATACTGCATGCCGGCGGCACTGCTGTCCTCTGTGCCAGTAGACTTGGTTTCATTTTTTAGTCCGGACTTGGATTGGCTGATGTCGGTGGTTTTGTTGCCACCGACTGCTGTCACTTGCTCCGCGTTGCGGTAGTTCCACACCGTTGCCCCTGCCAGCATCGGGTGCTGTGTGCCGTTGTAAATGCAGGTCACCATGTCCCCCACGTCCAGTGCAGGATCCCCGAAAAAAGAAAAGCTGATCGGCAGATATTCTGTCTGATTGATGCGGGACAGCTCCGCAGCCAGATTGTCCACGATTTTTTTGGCGTTGGTTTCTCCAAGCTGCTGTAGAATCTTGTTTTCCAGCAGCATGCGATACCCGCCGGTCAATGCGAATGTACCGCTGCCCTTTGCCGTATAGGTAAAGCCAGACCGTTTGCTGCCGTCATCACGGTATGCGATCTGGGCGGACACATCACGCGGTCTGTCCCAGTCAATGTTGACATCATACTGAAACCGGACAGACGGTGCAATAGTCTGTGAAACGGTTTCCGGACGAAACCGCCGCAGCCGTATCTGATTCGGTGTCACACGGTCGGCTTCCACATAGCACCCCAGCAGTTCCGCCACAGCAGAGATGCACTCCCGCGGAGTCTGTATCTGGTCAGTAGTTGGCAGCGGTATCGTGCCGTTCGGCAACGCTTCGATTTCCGCCTTGCTGTTTCCCAGCGTCACCTGCGGTATGGTCAGCCCGTAAAGAATTTCCACATTGGTCACGATGTCCAGTGACATGGACAGCATCTGATACGGAGAATTGCCGGACGTGACCAGATAGGGCACTTCCCAGTCCAGCAGGACAAGGCAGTCATAGGCAGTGATCTTGCACAGGTCTTTCGCGTAAGAGCATTCCGTGATACGGTATACGCCCACTGGCACAGATTCCCACGTGTCGTCTGCCAGCCGCAGCTGATAGGTCACACGGGCGTACCAGCCCACAAGGGACAGGTAAGAGATCTTCTCCGACCTGCTCTGAAACTGCAGCTCACCGGCATAGGCAGCACCAAATTCAAAATAGTCATGGTTGACACACCGCTTTGAAACTACCAGTGTACCGGATTCCACTTCTGCATCAGTCAGCACGCAGTGTGCGGACAGGTCCTTCCGGAGCATTTCTATCTGTATCCGGTCGGTACGGGTGTTCTGGTTAACAGCTTTGCGGTATGCTTCGGATACCGGATACACGGCATCACCCCCCTGTTCTAAAACTCTATCAGATTGCAGCTGACATCGAATCTTGCTCCATCTTTGCCCAGACAGACCAGCTGCAAGGTGCGGTCGCCGGCGTACATGGTTGCCGTACCGCCGCCGTAATATTCTACTGAAAAACTTTCGCCGCGGATCGCGTCCAGCACAAGGTCCGTTTCCGTCTGGTTCAGCTTGCTCCAGCTGACAGAGATCTTTGCTACGCCTGCACGAATACGGTTCCGCAGCATCACGCCGTTTTCCGCACGCCCCGTGTCGGAACTGTCGATGTCACTGTACTGTACGCTGTATGCAGTAGGTGCCGGCAGTTCTGTGCCGTTGATCTTTAACAGTGCCATTATGCCAGCCCTCCGCTTCTGTAGTCGTTCTTCTTTTGCAGCTTAGTCAGCTGCTGTGCCAGCAGTTCGTTGCCCAGCCAGACGTTCACCTGCATTGGTGTTTCGTCCTTTGCCGCCCCGATGCTACTGCTGCCCTGTGTCGCCGCCAGTACCATCTGCATTGCCCTTGCTACCGCCTCGGCAATCTTGCTCTCCGGTGCGACGATCTCGCCCTCCCGCCGGTTGTCGCCGATCACGGCAAGGCGTGGCGTATTGGCTTTCACATAACCGCCGTTCGCCAGATACGGGATCTCCGGTATCTGGAATCCAAAAGTTCTGCCGCCCAGTTCCGGCACCCAGTCTGGTATGTCAAAACTCAACGTGTTCAGCTTTCCGATCAGATAGTTCAGAATATCGATCATGGAATTTACCGGTGCTTTCAGGGATTCTGTCACATCGCCCCACAGGTCACTGAACCACTGCCGGATACCGGAAAAAGCGTACTTGACCGCATCTGCCGCCGCGGAAAACTTCTCTTGAAAGTAGGCTTCGGGATCAGAGAAGATCGCTTTAATGTTCTCCCACACTGCGGACATGGTTTGCTGTATGGATTCGAACTTTTCCTTGACTTTGAGATACAGCCCCTGTGCGGCTTCCCGAATCCGCCCGAAGATCTGGTCAATGGAGGTTGCCATGTTATCGAATGTTTCCTTCAGGAAATCCGCCAGATTTTTGGAACTGTCCTTGTGTGTTTCCACAAAACCGTCAAATATTTCCTGTATGCCGCCCCACGCCCTGCTCCAGTCACCGGTAAACACACCGATCAGGAAATCCAGCAGTCCGCCCAGTATTTTCAGCACGTTCTCGATCTTGTCGATCACGTCTTTTACTACCAGCTTCACCAGTGCCCAGACCTCCCGCAGCACCGGCATAATAATGGGCGCCACATTGGCGATCCACCATTCAATAAACGGTTCAACATACTGTTTCCACAGAATTGAAATCAGTTCTGCTGCTTTCCCGAACACTTCCAGCAGCGTGTCTGCCATGGGCTTCAAATGGTCGTGTATCAGTTCTGCAACACCTTGTGCAATGGTATCCAGAAACGGCGAAATATACTGCTGCCAGATGCCTGTGAGAAATGTCACAAGGCTGTTGATGCCGTCCCAGATACGCTGTATCGCCGGTGCAATGTACTGGTCGTACACTTCTTCTGCTTTCTGGCTCACGTGGTCTACGAAGTCGGAAACGGCTCCGGTGATCGTGGAGAGAAACCGCATCAGATCTTCTCCGATCTGCATGAAGTTCTCCTTATTGGTGTTTATCACCTCTGCTATACCGCTGAAGTTATCTCTTACGAATTTCAGCAGCAGGTCCAGCCCTGTAACCCACGGCGTGACGATAATGTCAATGACATCTGCAACCACCTGTGCCGTTTCCGGCAGCTGTAGGATATAGTTGATGATGTCCGTCACGTCATTCATGATACTGGTCAGACTGCCGAAGATGTCGCCGGTAGACTGGAAAATCGATGCCAGTTTCTTTTTCAGGAACTCCTCTTTCCGTCCCAGAAACGTGGCAATGCCCGTGACAAGAGCATTGCCCAGATTTGCCCCGATGCTGAGGAAATTGCCGACCATGGAGCCGTAGTAGGCGGCGATCTGCTGTAGCATTCTCTTGGCACTGCTGACCACTGCACTGTCTGTGAAGATTCCTTTCAGTGTATCCTTGATACGCCCGAGTTTCTGCTTGATGTTGTCCAGTGCCTGAAACGTGTTGCCAGCATTCAGCCGTGTGGTAAGCCCTCTCTTGAAACTGCCGTACAGGTCGTCCCACAGCTTTTTGATATGCTGCAGCGAATCTGCCAGAGTGTTTGTCTTGTCCTTGTCATTGGAATTGTCGGCTGTGCTTGCCGGTGTCTGACCGGCAGAAGGTGTGCTGCTTGTGCTGTCCGACTTGTCGCTGAGCCGGTTGATCTCGTCAAACCCCATAAGGTCCCGCATCGCCTTTGCAGCACTTTTGGCGTTGCTTTCAGTGGTGCTAAGACTGTCGTTCAGAGCCTCCGTGCTGGCTGCCGTGCTGCCCACGCCGGAGGACGTGTCTGAGGATACACCCATGATCGCTGCGGTGAATTCCTTGAACTTGGTCGCTGCGGCGGTAAGCCGTTCCACGATGATGTTCAGCCACTGTACGATTGGTGAGAATATGTTGATAAGCCCCTGTCCCAGCTCTGCTTTCAGTGTATCGAATTGCAGTGCCAGTGTTCGGGTACTGTTTGCCCAGCCGTCAGAGGTACGGGCGTAGTCCCCTTGGGCGTTGGCAAGCTTCTCCTGTACAAATGCGTACCGGAGCGACACCTTTTCCGCCTCGGACATCTCCGAAGTTGTCTTGCCGAAGCCTTTGGACAGGGCGTATGCGTCCAACGCACTCTGCGTCATGACCACGCCCAGATCTTTCAGGGTTTCGGTTTCTCCGGAAAAGACAGACTTGATCTTGGTGTATGCCTCGTCCTGTGAGATGTTGTAGAACGACGCCACATCCCCTGTCAGCCCTGTCAGTGCCTCAGACATATCCAGTGCCTGCTTTTGTGTAAAGCCGAATGCCTCCGCCATAGAGCCGTAAGTTCCGGCATACTTCTTCGCCATGGTTTCCGACAAGCCGAACTGTTTGGCGGCATTCTTGGAAAACTTGTCCACGCTGTCGGATAAGCCGCCGAAGGTCACATCTACGACGTTCTGCACCTCCGCCAGATCAGAGCCGAGGGACAGGCACTCTTTGCCGAATGCCGTGATTTTGGACACGGCGAAAGCACCAGCGATGACCTTTCCCAGTTTGCCGAATGCTCCGGAAAGTGCTGAACCGGCACTGCCGACACGCCCCAGCTGCTGGTTGGTATTTCTGACTGCACGGTTTACAGTCTGCTGCAACTGCTTTCGGAACGAATCTGACTGCAACGCCAGATCCAGATCGATCGTACCAACGCTCGTCCCCATTCTGCTGCACCTCCTTTCACTCTATCTTCGCCATTGTCCGGAACATTGCCGACAGCTGCTGCATGGACTTCTCGTAAGATTCCCGATCGAAGTGCCGCAGTGTTTCTGCTGCCTGCCGCCGCTGCCAGTCGGAACGGATACGGTTCTGCTCCGGCGTAAACGCTTTCAGCACTTCCATATCCGTTTCTGACCGGATACGCACCACGTTCCCCAGCGGCGTTTCTCCGTTCAGTCCGGACAGCAGTGTCAGAAACTCCGACCAGCACATTTCCGTTTCCAGCCGCAGCCGAATGCCGTACTGCTGGGCAAAAGATGCCTCGATCAGTTCGTAGTCATAGATCAGATCATAGTACGGATCATCATGCACCCGCGTTCTGAAATCGCTGCTCCGCTTCCTCGTAGGACGTGCCGGAAGCAAGGGACATCACTGCAATAAACACATTCTGATAACCCTTAAAGTTCAAGTCCATGCTGTCCAGCTTTCTCACGCCCTCTTTGCCGATGAGGATTTCCAGTACCTTGTCGATCGCCGAGAATCCGGCTGTACCGCTTTCCTCCGTGGATTCTATTGCCGCCATGGCTTTCATGACAGTGTTCTTGGTGTCGTCGATATGGAACTCCTGCTCCCCGATCTTCAACACCTTTTCTTCCTTCTGCAATTTGCTTGTAATATCCAGTACGGTTGCCATTGTTATTTCCTCCTTATTCTCCTGTGGTAGTGATGTTGGGCTTGCCGTTACTCATGACGGAAAATTCCAGTGGTTCTACGTTGGTGGAATCTCCGCCGCCGGCAGTCACGTTGACGACAGCGTTTTCCATGGCGATCGTCGTGCCGTCCGGCATCACCCACTCGAAATACGCCTCGGATTCCTGTCCGGTCTTGTATGCCAGACCTGCTGCAAAGTCGTTGCCGGCATCGCCTACGTTCCGCTTGCCTTTCAGGGAAATGGTGATGCCGCAGCCGGTTTTCAGACGGCGTTTCCAGCCTTCCTGCTCCATAGGCGTCCACTCCTCCACGTTGCCGTCAATGGCGATGCCGAACGATTCCATGTCGGCAACGGTTTTGGCAGAAGTCTTGTCTGCACCCAGCTTGAATACGTTGTTGAAAACGGGATATACCCCTGTTACAGTGCTCATGCTGTTTCCTCCTCATAGTAGATAACAAATTCAATCACATATTCGCAGATGCCGTTGTCGTCCGTTCCCACGTCAATGGGTTCGTTCTGCTGCATCTGAAAATACACGGCACGGCAGCTGCCCACCTGTGCCGTTCCTGCTGCTGCGATCGCCTCATACAGGGCAATGGCAGCGTTCTGTGTCTGGCGTGTGCTGTGGTTCCAATGCACCAGCAGGGACACGCCGTGGGTGCGGGTTCTGGTGGGATCCCGTCCGCCGACAGCGGTTTCATTCTTCCGGCGTGACAGCTGATACACACCGAAAGACTTTTCCTTTTTGCGGTCTAAGATGCCGCAGTAATAGTTGTCCGCTCTGACCGGCAGCGTTTGCAGCCATGCCAAAACGGATTCACTGGTCATCATGTCGCTTCACCTCCTATTTGAGATTCTGCCGGAGTTTTTCAGCAAATGCTTTTGCGGCAAACTCTTTCTTGTCGCCGTCGATCCACGGCTGAAACCACTTGCCACCGGCGTTTTTGTTCTCCGATGTCCGGAAGTTGTATTCGGGGTGATAGTACAGGCGGCGTGCGTAGGGCGTGTCAGAAATGATTCCGACTACCCCAGTGCTGCTCTCCGAAGTTTCTACAAAAGTAGAGCTGTTTTGCAGCGTACCGGTGTCCATCGGCATGACCTGTTCGTCTACCACATCGGTAATCACCGCCTGTGCGGTCTGTTCCAGAGCCGTTGCCACTGCCTGTTCCACCTGCCGTACTGCCCCGAAATTCCAGTTAACTTTGATCTTGCTCATAGCACATCAACCCTCGTGTAGTTCACCGTACCGTCCGGATTCCGGCACTTGCTGACGGCGTAGATGCTCCGCTGTTCGCCGAATATCGTCACCGTACCGCCTGTGAGATTCCCCGCTGCCGGCTGAATATCCCCGTCAATGTAGGCACTGCCGGATACCGTGACAGCGGTGTCCTTGCTGGTGTACTTCACCTGTGATTTATCCTGCCAGTTGCACAGGAAGTCCCCGTCCAGAATGGTTTCCCGTTCGCCGAAAGCGTTGATCTCCTCGGCTGCTATGGTCACGTGAACGGGCGTTTTCGCACAGCGTACCAGTTTAGGGTATCGCATCACGCCACCTCGTTTCGCTCCGGCAGCAAAGCCCTGTCTGACAGAGATTCCGGTACACCGCCCGTGGCAGGCAAACGCCGCTGACGGTTTCCACTGCAGTACTGCTGCCGCTGAGCGTCAGACTTGCCCCGTTGATAGAGTAGCCGGACACGATGCTTTCCAGCACGTCGGCGTTCTCGTGGGCAAACTCCGCCAGCTGACAGCAGCACTCCTGTATGATCTCCTGCTGGTATGCAGACAGATTTTCCAGTCCCACAGCGTGGATTCTGCCAAAGGTCAGCGTATCCACATCACGGGAAGCCTGCCGCAGCCGTGGCAGAATGTCCGGTTCCGGTACTGTTCCGCCATAGGTGCCGCTGTAGTACTCGTAATTCGCATACATCACTTGCCATCCTTTTCTGCCTGTGCCTTCCGGAGCTTGGCTTTCAGGCTGGCATTTTCCGCTGCCAGACGGCGATAGTCCGCTTCCGGTACCGTAGCAGATGCCGGCACTTCTACAGTGCCGTCGTCCAGCAGCACGGTATAGCCTCTGTCCAGATAGGCGGCTTTCTCCGCCTCAGTAATGGTATAGACCTTGTTGTCCTTGCTTGCTTTCATCGGGTATCACCTCACTCATGGGCGGTATAGTTGATGGCACAGCCGGCTTTCAGCAGTGCGTCCAGTGCAAATGTACCGTTGAACCGGCGGTTCTGGTAGATGTAGTTGTCTGCCGTTCTGGAATCGTGTCCCGGCGTGAATACGTTGATGTAGCTGTACTTCACACGGGAAACCTGTGCCTCCGGATCAATGAGAATGTAGTTGATCTGGCCGGCAGTTTCATCTGCCGCACAGCCGTTGGTAAAGTTGAACTTGGTTTTCAGCCGTGCAGACGGCACAACAATGATCGTGCCGATGTCGTCAATGGAGTGGACACGGCGGTCGATCACGCCGGTGCCGTTGGGATACTGCCGCTGGAATGCCTGTTTCAGCAGCTTGTTGTATGCCGGTGTCACATACATCTCCATACGGTCCATGGGTACGCCGGCATCTTCCAACAGCTGTACCTTGTTGTCGAAGTCCTCCAGCACGTTGTCTGCGGTCAGTGCAGTGGTTTCTACCGATGCACTCACACGCTGTGCCTCGGTGAAGATCTTGCTGAATGTGTAGCAGTCCAGCTCCGGAATCGCCTGTGTGATCTCAAACCGCTTCTGAATGTTGGCGATGGAAACGGTCATGTTGGTTTCGTCCACATCCATGGGGTCAACAGCAAATTCAATGTCACGGTCGTGATCCAGCACTTTGACTTCGTAGTCGTTGTCATAGGAGCCGGCGTTGAAACCGGCAGTGGTGCGGTTGTGGTCCTGATAGCCGCTGACGGTCAGTTTCGGGAGTTTCAGCTGCTTGCCGTTTACGATCTGAATGTCACTGTTGGACTGGAACAGCCCGTTGGATTTCAGCTCCACAGCGTACATATCAATGATGTGCTGACTGAAAATGTCAGCGTATTTCAGTTCTGCCATAGTTAGTTCCTGCCTTTCTTTCGGTTCGTACCGAAGATGTTGGAGAGCATTTCATTCTGTGCGGCGGTGGGATCATTGCTGCCGCCGGAGCCGCCGATCTGCATAAAGCCGCTGTTCTGCTGAGTACTGCCTTTCAGTGCCGGCACATCAGTCAGCACCTTTTCCAGAGCCTTCTTGATGTTTTCCTCGGAGATCACACCCTTGCTGTCGGCGGCACTGGTCATATCTGCCATACGGAGCAGGTACGGCAGCGACTTGCGGTCTACGCCCAGATCGGCGGCAATGTCGCTTGCCTTGCTGCGAATGTCGTTTTCCAGTACCTGTGCTTTCAGCCGGGTGATCTCCTGCTGGGCGTTCTGGTAGCTGGTTTCCTTTTCCTTTGCCTGTGTGGCACGCTTGGTCTTGAAATCCTGCACAGCGGTCTGGAGTTCCTCACCGCTCATGCCCAGCTGCTTGAAGTAGCCCTCCAGAATTGCGGATTCCCGCTGCTGGGTGCCTTTGTGGATCATGTCCTCGATCTTGCCGTAGTCGATAGCCGGCGGCTGTGTACCGCCCTGCGGCGTGTTCTGGCTGCCTGTTTCATCTGCCATTTGAATCAGTCCTTTCGTGATTTGGGTATAAAAATAGCACCTGATCGCTCAGATGCTGATTTTACAAATAAGAACGCCGTACCCGCTGGCTGAATTGTTCTTGTTTTCCGCCCTCCGCCAGTTTTTGCCCGTGGTCGGGGGCGGTGGTTACTCTACGATGCACCAATCTCCCGCCAGCATATCGGTCTGACTAGCCAGCCAGCCGATGCAGTACCGGTTATCCGCGGTTTTCATGACAATGCTGTCCGTAAACGGATAACTTCCGTCACCGATTTCCTGCGTCAGCAATTTGCCGTCAGCAAGATACAGGTACATTCCTTTACCGTTCCAGCCGGTTCTGGCAACTTTCTTTCCGGCTTTCATTGCTTCCAATGCTTCGCCAAATGTCATTATTTCTTTCATAGATTCTCCTTTCGGGCATGAAAAAAGCACCTCGGCTGAGATGCTTTTTCTTGTGTTCAGTTTTATCTCTCAAAAAACATACTATTTTGAGATGTCTTAGTCGATAATTTCAATAAACTTTCATGCTCATATACATGAATCAATTCCATCTTCTAACGTTTGACTTCAATTCCATATACATCAAGTCTGTTCTGAAGAATTTCTAATATCTCATTGTATGCTAATGCTCTTCCGCTAACAAAAAGATCAGAACCGTCTTTTTTCATGTCGGCATCAGCTTCTTTTTTTCTTTTTGATATTTCCTCGAAAAAATCGGCTATAAAAAACTTCATTGCATCAAATTGCTCTTTATCCATTTAAATCGCCTCTCTTTTTCAATTCTTCTTCGGCTCTTGATATGTCCGTCTTGAAATTGTCTATTTCTTTTTGCCAGTGTTTGATGTTACCCAATTTGTATCTTTCATCAAACGAATCCCAATCAGGATAAAATTTTTCTGGAGCAGAAATTTTTTCTCTGTGTTCTTCCACTTTTGATTTCCATGCTTTGATTGATTTTTCGAGTTGTACCGAGGACATTTTGGCAATATTTTTATTTGCAAACAATTGCAGGTTGACCCGTATACCACTTGCCTTTATTATACCACCATCGCCGCCCGAAGTCAACGCCTTTCCGCCGATTTTCTCCGCCCGATACGTCTTTCCCGTACCGCCGTTGTCCTTTGTTGCAGGCGGCGTGACTTCCACAGCGTGTCCAGCAGAAACACCCTCCGTGTGTGCCTTTGCCTTAGCCGCTTTCGGTTTCGATGCTGGCGGCACAGCGACGGGCTTTCCTGCCGGCGGTGCAGGTGCATCGTACACTTTCAGCCGGCGGTAATCCATTCGCAGCACGTCCGAATTTTCCTTAACCAGGCTGTTCAGCCGCTTTCGCCATGCCTGTTCCTGTGCGGCATACTTGGCAGCGTTCTCCGGATCGATCGCACCCAGTTTCAGCCGCTTGTACTTCCGCACGTTCCGTTCGCAGTACCGCTGCTGCTGTTCCAGATCGTACCGCCGGTTTGCCTCGTCGATCTCCTCCTGTGTCATTTCCCTGGGCGGCTGGTTGATGCCCTCGAACCAGGTATGCACACCGTTCTTGCAGTTGGGGTGCAGTGCGCCGCCGGCAATGGCAGTGCTGAGCAGCGGATACTTCCCGTCTTTGGGTACCGGCACAGAGCCGTACACATCATCGTAGTACACCTTGCCCTGCCACGGAATGCACTTGGGACAGGCAGAACCGTGTGCAGACAGTTTCACGGTGCAGATGCCCCACTCATCACGCTTGGCAGCTTCTCCCTGGATGTTTGCCCGGAGGTTTGCCGTCCGCAATGCCATCTCCACATAGCTGGCGATGTTCACATACCGCCCGTCCTTGTACCGGATATTCCGGATACCCTGTGCCAGAAAGTCCTGTACCGCCGCATCGACCGCCTGCCCCAGCGACTTGCCGCCCATGTTGAACTGTGCCGCCGACCGGAAAATGGTCTGCCGGTAGATGTCGTCCTGATACCGGAGAATGCTGCTGACCGCCTTGTGCATTTCGCCCTGTGTGGCTTTCACGAGAGCGTTCAGCTTGCGTTCGTTGACGGTGAAAAAGCCGGTGCCGATCTCTCCGGCAGTTCCGGCTGCGGCAAGATAGCCCTGCCGGATCGCTTTCAGAATGCGGATCTCCTCCTGCTGCTTTCCAGTTTCGTAGGACTGGCGGATCATGTCCTCGATCTGCTGGGGAATGGTACTGATATAGCCGCCGATGATATGCCGGTTCTGGGCACGGTATCGGGCAATGCTGTTCAGCTTTTCCGCCTGCCACTGTGCCCAGTCAAACCCCTCGGCATCTTCCTCTTTCAGATGCCGCTGCAAGTTCCGTTTCATGGACTGGATCAGTTCTTCTTCCATTTTCCGGAGTGCCTCTGCAATGTCATAGTTCATGCGATGCCTGCCCAGTCGTCAGAGGACACCGCAGGTTCTTCCATATCCACAATGCCTTGCTCTGTCCGGATACGCTCCGCCTCTGCCGCTTTCCATGTGTCGGACTTGGTGCTGCCGTACAGTTCGTCCAGACCTGCCTCAATGCTCATGATGCCGCCCTGCTTGGCTTTCGCCACGGTTTCCACCTGCGATTCAAAGGACGGGTTGGCATACTCGCCGAAAGTGACCGCCGCACGAACTTCCTCGGCAGGCTGTCCGTTCGCCGTCTGATACGCATAGAATACGTCTGTAATCAGTTTCGGCAGCACTCGCTGCAAGGCGTTCACAATGTCCTGCCGTGTGTACAGCGTGGTTTTCTCTTTCTCCCGCTGTGCCTCGGCGTTGTCCAGCTTCTTCACGTCAATGCCCAGCGTAGACGGACTGACGATACCTTGCAGACAAAGGTCCAGTGCGGTGATGTAGGTGGCAAGATAGCTGTCGTGGGGAATTTCCGCCTGTTCCACAGTGATCTTGTTCTGTGCGGATTCGGCAATGTCGTTTCCGGTCATGAGAAAACGGTTGTCAAAGGCGTTGGACTTTTGCAGCACGCCGTTTTCGTCCCGTGGAATCAGGCACTCCGGAATGTATGTACGGGAACGGCCGCTGCGGAGTGCGTCCACCCACTGGCTCCACGCCTCGTCCAGTGCGTCGAAGTTGTCCCGTTTGGCATCGAAGATGCTCTGCCCTCTGCCTTCGTGCCGGTTGGAATGGTAGAAACTGAGATACTCTGCCAGCATAAAATCTCCGTCCCACCGGACAGGCTGCAAGCCGGCTGTCTGGGGAATGGCGTGGAGATCACGGGGATTGCCGTATGCGTCAAAGAGTGCATACGTCACATAGCCCCTGCCGTAGTGTTCGTGCAGCGTGTAGTTCCTGCCGCTGTCGTCGGCGTATGGCGTGTGGAAGATGATCTCGTGTACTCTGCCGGACTGCCGCCGGAGTTCCACACGATCTGCCCCGTAAAATTCCAGAATGGGAAAGCGGCTCACCTGGGGGTGCAGGCTGATCTTAAACGCCCCGTCACCAGTGACCAGCGTTTCCGTGATCGACCGCTTTACCAGTTCGCAGAAATCGTTTTCCTGTGCGATCTGCTGCCAGAGCAGCTTTTGCGATTCGGACGGGAACTGCACCTCCTGCAAGTCGGCGGCGATCAGACCGGAAAGCATATTCACCATGGTCTGGGGCAAGCCGGTGTGTATCTTCCGGATTTCCATGCCGTAGGTGGGAACGCTGCCCCAGAAAGAATGGGACGCACCGCCGATCTGCCGGTACGCCTGTGCCAGTTCCCAGCTGTCGCCCCGATACCAGAGCCGGTTGACAGCAATGTTAGTTTCAAAGCTGAGGGATTCTTCTATGGCGATCTCCCGTCTTGCCGCCGGATATAGTTTTAACAGCCCTGACAGTTTGCCTGCCAGAAACGAACGGAATCGGTCAAGCATCTGAAATCACCTCCTGTATTGCCTTATAGTTTCCAATGTACTGCTTGTACGGCAGCCACGCATACTGACACCCGTTGATGCTGTGGTCGTGTCCGTCCTCCGGCTGCCCCTTTTCGTCATAGCTGTAGGTGTTCATCTCTGCGATGTAGTCCCTGCAGGTGTCCACCAACAGAAAGTCCCCCGTTTTCAGCCAGCTCTGCTGCAGCTGGATCCGAGTGATGATCTTCGTCTTTTTCCATGCACCTGCAAAGTCGTAGATGCAGGCGGTCTTGCGTTTGAACTTCTGTGCCTCTTGTATGGTGCCGGCATCTGCGGAATCGATGTAGATCGTTCTTGCAAAGCCGTACCGGCACTTCACCTGTTCGGCGAACCGGTTCAGCAGCGGTATCACGTCAGACGGTGCAAAGGGGTTTGACTTGTCCCGATTGTTGTGGGTTTCCTCCATGAGCAGGATACACTTCCGGTCTGCGGTAATGCCCACCGCCTCAAAGGTCAGCCGGTCGTGGGACTTTCGGGAATAGGACGTATCACAGCCGATGGAGTAGTACAGAAAGCGATGCCCTGCCGCCTGTGATGCCGTGATAATATGCCGCTGCTGCAAGTCAAAGACAAGCCCCGTGGCACGTCCACGCAGCCCCAGAATCTTGTTCTTGTACAGCTTGGTACCCTTGGGAGCAGCGTCTATTTTCCGCTGAATGTCTGCCTCTGTCAGACTGAGGTTGTCCCGAAACGAAAAGAACCAGTACCGCCAGCCGGTGACCGGTTCTTCCGTCAGTTCCCGAAGAATTTCCTCCGGCACATCGGCGGCATACTTGGCACAGGGACGGGAACGGTTCACGAACTCCCGATACACCGGCAAAGACGGATCGTCAGGGTTCAGCGTTGCCAGCAGGTAATCGTTTCGGGTGGAGATCTCCCGCACAAAGTCGATGTCGGCGGTGTTGATCTCGTCAATGTACACGCAGCCGAACTGCGAACCGAGGACGTTTTCCCACTTGTCCTTGTTGTCATAGCCCAGCACATAGATCAGCTTGCCCTCAAACTTGATGTGTGGCAGCTTGTTGTTCCGGTCGCCGTTGCCGCAGTAGACGGCGTTCCGGTGCAGGTCGAGGATCCCGTTTTCCTGCTGAATGATGTTCTTCTCGGCGATGCCGGTGGTCTTGGCAGCGATAATGTGCAGCCGTTTCGGACTGGCGGAAACCATGTACATGAACTTCACACCGGCACCAACGGTGGTCTTTCCGGAGGCGGTCGTCCCTTCCAGGAATTCCGCAGTCACGCCCTGGGTAGAACGGATAAAGTCCCTGTACTTCCGGGACAGAGGAAATTTATGTGCTGTCAAGGTCATCACCGCCCAGCTGGGAAAGAATATCGGAGAGTTTTTCGGAGGGCTTGACTTCCACACCGGCTTCCTGCTTGGTGGTGTACCCGTACTTCGACATCCACAGCCCTGCAAGCTGTGTCGGAATCGCCCCCACTTCAAATTTTTCCCGTGCGTCCGTTTCGCATTCTTCACGCATACGCGTAACGATGTCAGTAAACCGCTTGCTCTCTCCGTAGTTTTCATAAAACGACTGTCGGGAGATGCCGACGTATACGCAGAACCCCTCAATGGTGTAAGTCACGCTGTGCTTTAGCTCCGCCGAAACAAACTCGCCGGTTTTGGAGTTGAACGCATGAGTCAGCACAGGCTTGCTGTCGCAGTACGCTTTGTAAGTTTCCCATGCACTGTGCAATTCGTCCGGCGTTTTGAATTTTCTTGGTCGTCCCACGCGATCACGCTCCTTTCAATAGCATACAAAAAACGCCGCAAGGAAATCCTCACGACGTTTTGCTTTTTTCGCCAGTATAAGTATAGCATGGAAAGCGGATTACTGCAAGTGGTTTGGCGGTTATTCTCGGTTAGTTTCGGTTAGCGGCGGGGTGTTTTTTATCTTTTCGAATCCGGTGCTGTACAATTCTTTGGTTTTCTTATAGTCCCGATGCAGATGCCGTGTTGCGATCTGTTTCAGGGACAGCCCTTGCAGCAAGTACTTTTTCAGTGCAATCCGCATATCTACGGTTTCTTCATCGCTGCCGCAGAGTGTTGTGTTGATATGCTGCATGATGCTCAGCTCCAGCCGGTCACGCTCCTGCTGGAGTGCGGCGATCTTCTCGCTGATCTCTGCGGCATCGATCAGCTTTTTCTCTGTGCTGTTCCCGTGGGTTCCCTTTGCCTCACCGATGCTGTCGAACTGCACCGACTTTACAGACGTGCAGATTTCTTTGTCGATCTGGAGATCTTTTATCAGCTTGGGGATACCACGATAGCGTGTGATCTTTTCTTCGATGGTCATTGCATCTCCTCCAGTTCCGGCAGCCCTGCCTTCTGCCGCAGTTCATTGCACACCTCCCGCAGGTCAATGCTGTGCAGCGTCAGTGCCGCATAGTACGGCGTGAGCAGGTCACACTCGATCGACCGGAACTGTGCCAGATCGTTGTCGCTCCGGGTTCTGGCATAGCGTTCCAGTGCAGTGCGGTACCGGTTCATCTGCCCTCGCAGGATATGCTCTGCGATGCGGATGCAGCCGGTGTCGTCCTTGCAGCTGTCAGCACTGTTCCCGCCGTCCTTCTGGAACAGCGGGCAGCTGATCACACAGTAGGTTTCGTAAACGCTGCCGCTCTGTTTCTGCTGGTGCTTTTCCGCAGTCCAGCCCTCGACCGGCACAAAGCGGCGTGACCAGTTGCATCCGGTTGACGCACTGGGCACGGCGTGCCTGCACCGCCAGCAGAGCGTGGCTTTCTTGATTTGCTTGTTTTCCATGTAGATCCACTCCTTTTGGATTTCATGCTCGGTTATGCTCGGTCAACGCTCGGCGTGCGTTAGCGTTTCTTCCGGTTCTCCCGATACTGTTTCTGATATGCTTTCCGCCGGCGTATGGCACAGGCGTTGCAGAATCTCCGGTCGCCTTTCACGCCGATCAGCGGCTTGCCGCAGGTTTCGCAGTGCTTGGTGGTCATGGCTGTGCCTCCTTCGCTTTGCGTATTCTCGCTTTCAGGCTGTCGATCAGGGCGTCCTGCATCGCGTTCTTGTCCTGCAGGGCAGCAAGGACATCGTCGTCCCGTGTGCCGGTCACTGCAAGGTGATGTACAAAAACCGTAGCCGTCTGCCCCTGCCGGTGCAGCCGCTTGTTTGCCTGCTGATACAGTTCCAAGGACCAGTTCAGCCCGAACCAGACCACGTGGTTTCCGCCCTGCTGCAAATTCAGCCCGTAGGCACAAGATGCCGGGTGTGCCAGCAGAATGTCGATCTGACGGGCGTTCCAGTCCGCTGCGTCCTGTGCATTTTGCAGTACACGGACACGCAGCTTAGATCCCGCCAGCAACGTAGTGATCCGTGTGACGTCATGCCGGAAATTGTAAAACACCAGTGCCGGTGCCCCGTGCAGCTGCTCCAGAAGCTCCTCAAACGCCTCCAGTTTGCACCGGTGAATCTCTACCGCACTGCGGTTCTCGTCGTATACAGCCCCGTTACACAGCTGCAGCAGCTTGTTGGACAACGCTGCCGCCGACCCCGCATCGATCGTAGTTTCGTCCACCTCCAGCAGCATTTCCCTTTCCAACTGCTGATACGCTTTCGCCGCCTTACTGTCCAGCTGCACCGGAATCGTGTCGTACACCAATTCCGGCAGCTGCAAATAATCCTCGGCTTTCATGCTGATGCAGATGTCGCCGATCTTGTCCTGTATGGCTTTCTGTGCATCTTCCTTCGCCTCATAGGTCGTAAAGTGCCCGCCGTGGGTATTGCTGTTGAAGTACATCTCCCGAAATCCGGTGACAGTCCGCCCCAGACGGATACCGCCGTCCAGCAGATACAGCTGTGCCCACAGATCCTGAATGCTGTTCGGTGCCGGTGTGCCGGTCAGTTCGATCAACCGCTGCACATGGGGCCGGATCCACGTCAAAGATTTGAACCGCTTTGCCTTGCTGGATTTGAAACTGCTGCTTTCGTCGATAACGATCATGTCAAACGGCCATGCGTTTTTGAAATAATCCACCAGCCAGACGACATTTTCCCGATTCGTGAGGTAGACATCTGCCGGACTGCACGCTGCACGGATCCGCTTCTGTGTGCTGCCCAGAATCATGGAGAACCGCAGGTGCCGCAGATGATCCCACTTCGCCGCCTCTGTGTCCCATGTAGCTTCGGCAACTTTCTTCGGGGCGATGATCAGACACCGGCACACCTGCAGCCGATTATAGATCAGCTCCTGTACGGCGGTCAGTGTGATCACCGTCTTTCCCAGCCCCATATCCAGAAACAGCCCCAGTGCCCGATCGGATACGATCCGGTCAATGCAGTACTGCTGGTAGGGGTGCGGCGTGAACTTCATTCCGGCAGTCCATACGCGGTGATATGCTTTTGCATGAACTTGTCCACCTCCTCCTGTGTACTCAGCACATAGACTTTCGTGCCGACCGCAGCCAGCCGCTTTATCTGCAGCTGCTGGGATTTGGATAGATTGCCTTTTCGCCCCGGTGCTTTCAGTTCCACCGGCACGATCCCGCCGCCCGGGAAAAATACCAGACGGTCAGGTACGCCGCAGCAGCCCGGCGACGTCCACTTGTATGCCCTGCCGCCGATACGCCGTACACAGCGGCAAAGATAGCGTTCCACTTGTTTTTCATCGTCCATGTCAATCCTCGCTTTCGTTTTGTGATCTCACGCACGCACGCGTATACATACACGCATTAGGCGTATTAGGTATATTATATATCCCCCTATCCCCCTATTTTATATATCTATATATAAAATAAAGTTACAAGGTTACATTATAGGAATAAGTACGCATTTTCGGTGCATTTTTGTGTAACTGCCTTTTGTAATATGTAACTTTTCATAAATTAGTCAAAGTTACATTTTTCAAAGAAGGTTACACCGGATAAATCCTTTTTGTACACCGTATGCACAGCCTACTCTCATAGTTTTCTGGCATCGTTCCCACCCCGGGATCCTAGCAAGAATTGCATTGATCTCCGCCGCATCAGACCTCCGGAAATAGCGGATCTCGCCGCCGAACGCCTCGCACCAGATCTCAACAGCGCATACCCGCTCCCGACGTTTCAGTTTCGTCTTTTCCTTGTCGTTGGCGAAGCCGCCCGCCCAGTACATCTTATGCTCAAACAGCGTCCGTTTCTCCCAGTCCTCCGGAATCTCCCGATCCAGAAAGTCCCGGATAACGCCCTCTTTCGCACTGTGCTCGCTGTGTTCTTCCTGTGCCTGCTTTGCGTACGCCTCTACCTCCGGCAGCAGATACAGCTTTTCGCCGTTGTGCCACAGTGTGAGTGCCTCTGCCCAGATCTGCGGCACATTCGCCGCCAGTTCCGTAAATACGCTTTTCGTCGGCTGCTGTACACCGCACTCCACCGGCCAGAAACGCCGGTTTCCCGTATGGTCCCGCAGGAATTCTTCTTCGTTGGTCGTGCCGAAGAATACGCATCTTCTGGGGTACCGCCCCGTTCGTCTGCCGTAGGGCTCCCGAAAAATATCCTCCTGCTTGGACAAAAACTGCTTGATCTTGTTGTCGTCCGCCTTGGACATTCCCACCAGTTCCGCAAGCTCCATGATCCAAGATCCCTGTATGGTTTCGTATGCATCCTTTCCGTCAAACGTTGTCAGACTGTCGTTGAACCACTTCGGTGCCAGCAGCCGCAGCAGCGTGGATTTTCCCAGCCCCTGCGGACCTGCCAGAACCGGCATATAGTCGTACTTGATGCCGGGGATCATGGCACGTGCCACTGCCGCAGTCAGGGACGTTCTCGCCACAGCACGGGTATAGGCGCTGTCTGCGGCTCCCAGATAGTCGATGTACAAGGTTTCCACTCTCGGCACACCGTCCCATTCCGGAAGGCTTTTCAGATAATCCTGCACGGCATTGATCTTGTTTCGGTGACAGCACAGGCTCACCGCATCGCTGATCCGGTCCTTTCCGGTCACGGCGTATACCTTTTCGATGTAGTGCCGCAGTCCGGCATCGTCATTGTCCGTCCAGTCCCGCACCTCCGGACTGTCGTTCCAAGGCAGTGCACCCAAGCACAGGATCCGGTTGGAAAATTCCTCGAAAACAAACTTTCCTTTCAGATTCGGATCGTTCTCCAGAATAATCAGTACGTTGTCTGTGGTTTTCAGGGGCTTTCCGGATTCAGAATGTACCTGCAGCAGCTGCATCCAGTCCGCATTTTCCGCAGGTGCAGCCCCGAACGCTGCCGTAGCAGCGGCGTACCGTTCCTGCAGCAGCAGTTGTGCTACGCCGGTGTCTTTGACCGCATAATCACACGCCGCCTGATAGGACGGCAGCTTGTTTGTCGGCGTATCCGGCTTTGCATCGCTGTCCTTGTCGCCGAACAGATGCAGCCGCATCAGATCGAACGCATTGCACAGCTTGCCGCCTGCCGGATCGTGTGCGTGGTGGGAAAAGAGAAACTTGCCGCCCTCATAGACCACCGCACCGCCGGTAGTTGTACCGCCGGCATAGGTGAAGCGATCTCCGGTATCACACACCGTGTACTTGTCCGGCAGGATCTCTGCAATGACCTTGTACACGTCATATATCCGGCAGAACGCCCCCACCACGCCGGACTTCTCTGTCGGATCTGCCTGCTTTGTTCCCCGCGGGATTTTCGGTGCAGTCAGCCCCGCCCACTGTTTCACGTCCCGCCAGTCGGCGTACATGCCCAGAATGCCGTCGGGATCGGCGAAATACTTGTCCCCGTAGGTGTAGACGTAGGTACTGTCCACACAGCACGACGGCCAATACATCAGCCGTGATGCCTCAAAGGTCGTCGGATCGCACTGTTCCATGCCGATGTACTCTGCCAGTTTCCGTGCGATCGGCTCGTATTCGTCCGCCGTACACGTTCTGGACAGCGGAATCAGTACACGCAGTCTGGGTGCCGCTTCACTGTGCTTTCGGGTGGAGTACACGCAGTAGGCACAGTTCAGCCCCTCGATCCGCTGCAGGACTCCCTGCGTACCGCCGGGGGCGATGTTGTCCATATCCAGTGTGACGACCTCTCTGCCCGTCACTGCGGACGCTTTCCGCTGCCTGCCCTCCAGTGTGCCGGCAACGTAGCCGCCTACATCTTTCAAGCTGTCCTGTTTGGGTTTCGGCAGCTTCAGATATTCCTCCAGCGTTTCCGTTCCCCGCATAGGCGTTGCAAGCTTCGCCACGAGTTCTGACCACCGCAGCTGCTGGGCGTTCCACTGCGTGGCTTTCCGGCTGCTGCCGGTGGTTATGGTAATCTTTCTGTCGTTTTGCATTCGTCAGCACCACCTAATCCTTTTTGTAATAGTCCCCCACGAATCCGGCGGCATTGAGTACCAGCCCCGCCGCCCACGGGATCGCCTGCCGCATCAGTTCACACGCCGCCTGCAGATCCGCACGTTCTTCCGGACAGTCGATCACCGCCTCATCGTGAATGTGCATGACCGTCTGATAGCCGGCATCTTCCAGCCGCTGCAGCGTCACTGCAAGGCAGTCCCTTGCGATCGCCTGCACAACGTTTTCTGTCAGCTTGCCGCCGTAGGTTTCCAGATCCGCCCACTTTTTGCCCGCCTGACTTACACCGTAATAGTGCAGGCTGTCACTGTCAAACCGGTTCTTTCCGATATGCGGACGAGCATAGAACAGCTTTCTTCCGGACGGCAGCTGCACAGTCAGAAAATCCTGCTTTGTTGCAAAGTCGCCCTCTCTGCGGAAGATACAGCCGTTTACGCCCACCGGTGTACACGTCTGCACTGCCTGCAAAGCGGCGTTCTCCAGCTGGTACCACAGTCTTGTGATATTCGGGTTTGCCTTTCTCCAGCGGTGTACAATGTCCGGCAGCTCGTCCTCAGACAGCCCCATTTTTAAGGCTCCCATGTTGATCAGAGCACCGGCGGAGCCGCCGTACCCCAATGCCAGTTCTGCGATCTTTCCCTTTTGCCGCAGTGCGTATTCCGGATTGCCCTTTTTGATTTTTTCAATAGGTACACCAAACATTGCCGATGCCGAAGCTTCGTAGATCCTTCCATGTGTGCGGAACACCTCCTGCCGCCATGTTTCCTTTGCAAGCCATGCGATCACACGGGCTTCGATCGCTGAAAAATCCGCCACAACAAATTTGCAGCCCTTTGCCGGAACGAAAGCCGTCCGGATCAGCTGGGACAGCGTGTCCGGCACATTGCCGAAGGTCAGAGCGATCATTTCCGTGTCCCGTCCCTTTACCATATCTCTGGCAAGGTCCAGTTCCTCGATGTAATTGCGGGGCAGATTCTGTGCCTGCACCAGCCGCCCTGCCCAGCGTCCGGTACGGTTCGCCCCGTAGAATTGCAGCAGTCCCCGAACACGCCCGTCTTTGCAAACGCTTTTCACCATTGCCTCGTACTTCTTTACCGAGGACTTCCCCAGCTCCTGCCGTATCTCCAGTACCCGCCGCACCTTTGCGGGCAGCTCCGATCTTGCAAGCAGTTCCTTGACGGTTTCCTTGTCCAAGGATTCCACCGTCAGTCCGGTCTGTGTTTCAACCCAGCCCTTCAGCTGCCCTACTGCGTTCGGGTTTTCCAGCCCGGTCAGCGTTACCGCCTCCTGCATCAGATCGGAAGTGACCGCACCGGCGATGTGCAGTGCCCCGTCGATCAGATCCATGTCCAGCCGGATACCGGCAGCGTTGATCCGCTGATCCAGTTCCCACTCCCGCTGCACCTGTTCCGGCACAGGGAATGCGGACAGTCGTCTTTCAATTGCCATTTCCGTCACCACGTCCTGTTTGCAGTACTCCCGAAACAGCCGCCACTTTTCCGGCTCGTGGCGGGGCAAAACCCGAGTGGTCGGGTTTCTTGCGTTCGGGGTGTGCGGCGTGCAGAACGTCCGGATCAGAGCCTTGCCCGTGGCAAGCTTACGCTTTTCCTGCGGCAGCCCTAACGCCTCGCCGGTTGCGGCAAGTCCGGCGGTATACCCGCAGTACAGACCGTGCAGCTGTGTACAACGCCACTGAGAAAGCCACGACACCGGCTCGATCTGAAAATACTTTGACAGACAATACCACTCAAATGCTGCATTGTATGCGTGATTCTGTACATTCGGATCAAACACCGCCTGCACGATTTCTTCCGGCAGAGATTCTCCGCACGCCAAATCGATGATGTTTACATCGCCACCGTCTACGCTGTAGGCAAACAGCAGTATCTCAAAATCATCGGACTGCACATATTTGTACAGTCCGGATTTCGTGATGTCTACACTGCTATAGGTTTCGATGTCGATGCTCAGATGCCGGCTCATGCACCGTAAATGGGCTGACCGGTGATCGGATCAACCGCTGTGTACTGCGGTGCCGGTGCCGCCTGCGGATACTGCCCTGCATAGGGGTTCTGCATCGGCTGTGCATAGCCCTGCGGCGGTACAGGAGCACTTGCCGCAGGTGCAGCCGCACCGGCATAGGCGTTTGCACCGCCAAAGGCATCTGCTGCGGACACATGGCCGCCCAAGGGCTCGCCGTCCTCCAGCTTTTGTACCGCCTCCAGACCGCAGCCGATCCCACGCTTGCCGGAGAAGTTGTAGGCGTAGAACGATACGCACACACGGGCATACATACCGCTGTAGATGTCGCCGGCATTGACGACAGGGTTCTGACCAATATCCACGATCGGCACCGGATTCTTGTTTCCGGCAGTGAATACCCAGTGCCCCTTGCACTCTGCCCCGAAGGGTTCCCCGTTCGGACGAACACCGTCCCCGTCATAGATCGGGCTTTCGATCTTCGGCGGCATTACGCCATTCCACTTTGCCCCGACACCGGCGTTGACCGCTGCCTGATAAGCGGCGTCCAGCCTAGCCTTTGTGGCAACGTCAGACTTCGGCAGCAGTATGGTTACACCGTACTTCGGGTTGCTGCCGTCCGGAGCACTGCTGTGGGGCTGATTGAGGTGTACGTAAGAAAGTCTTACCTTGTCCGTTGTAAACTGATTTGCATTCAAACTCATGATATTTTTCCTCCAAACATTTCTTCTAATTTCTTCTTTGCGTATGGCCTGCGTTTGTCTGCTACCGGCACGACTGTAGGTTTTCCCGGCGGCTTCACGATGTAACCGCCGATCAGCTCTGTCAGGTGCTTTTTGCCGCACAGTTTTTCCAGTGCCGTCAGATTCAGCGGCTTTCTTTCGTATAGCAATGCGGCATCATAGCCGGACTGTTCCAGTACCTGAAATGCAGCATCGGTATCTGTGAGAGTGCGGTTCGACCTGCCCTCCACAAGCTTCCAGCCGGGGATCTCCTTGCCGGCGATCAGCTGCCTTTCGGCGTATTCCTCCAAGGACTTTACCCAGCTTTGCAGGGACTGTGCCGCCGTGAGGATACTGCCGATCTCTGCATCAGACAGCAGGGTATCCGTTTGCCGCTTGCCGATCTCCAGCATCTGTACCGCCCGTGCACGGCACTGTGCCTTTGCCCGACAGAACCGGCACCAGTCCCCTGCGTGGAATTCTCCGGTGCCTTTTGCCGCCTGTTCTGCAAGCGGCTTTACCCGTTCGCCCCACTGCTGCAATTCGTCAGCGGTCAGACTATCTGTGGAGATGTTGTCGAGCCGTGGCTGTACAATGTGCATCTGCACCTGTCTGATCGTGTACAGCAGACTGTACTCCTGCACGGCACCGAGGGCATACAGCCGCAGCTGCGGGTTGTTCTCCGCCGACACCGCCACGCCTTTTCCGTATTTCAGGTCTACGATGTGCAGCGTGTCGTCGTACAGGATCACACAGTCCCCTGTACCGAATCCGCCGGGGACGATATGGGAAAAGTCCAGCCGCTTTTCTACGACTACATATGGCGTTCCGGCAAACGCCATGCACAAGCTGCGTATGTAGTCCGCATAGGCGTCTGTGTAGCCGTCCATTTCCCGTTGATACAGCTCGTCCGACTGGATCTCTGCCAGCCTCTGCTTGTATGCCGAGGGCTTCATGATCTCAAACTGCTTACGCAGTTTCAGTTCTGCCAGACTGTGGGCAAGCGTTCCCTCAGCGGCGTAGCTGCCGGCAGTGTCGGGAAACTGTTTCTCCAGTGCAGCGGACGGGGTGCAGTTTATCCACCGATGTGCACCGGAGGCGGATAAGAATGCGTGTTCTTCCGGCATCAGATCTGCCCTCCCATCTGCCGCAGTCTTCCGGCAAACTCTGCCCGACGGTTCTCCGGAACAGAGGCAAGCCCTGCCGGTGCACCGAACTCCGCCAGCAGTGCCTGCAGCTCCGGCTGCTTGCCTGCTTCCATCAGAGGACGGCAGGCGATTGCAAGATCGTTTACGCTGTAGGCACGCACCTGTGTGGGAATGCCGGTCGGCAACGGTTCCTGCTGTACCGGCACCGCAGTGTTAACGGGAACGGCTGTCGGAGCCGGTACGGCCGCAGGCTGCGGAGCTGCGACCGGAGCCGGCTGCGAAGATGCTGTCGGCAGCGGTTCAGACTGCAAGGGCGGTGCCGGCGGATTCAGGGGCTTGCTGCCCGCCAGCAGACCGGCGATCGCCGCCGCCTGTTCCGGTGTGACTGTCAGTGTCATTGTGATTTCCATGATGTTTTACCTCCGTAAAATTGATTATATTGCAACACCATTTACAGGTGTGGCCGTCGTTCTCGATGCTGCCGCAGTAAGGACAGCGTATAGGAATACTAGTTTCCCAAGGAAAGCCCAAAAGCATCACTGTCTTTCATAGATACACCTGTGATCTTAGACAAAAGAGCGGCGTTCTTCCGGCAGCGTTCCGCTGTTCTGGCGGATTCCGGCGGCAGGCGTTCTGCCCGTCTGTGTAAGTACACAAGCAGCTCCTGCACTTCGGTTTCCTCGCTGTTCTCTTTCATAAGGCGAAACAGCTGCCGAGCCTTCTTCTGCGTTACCGGAAAGAACGTTTCCAGACAGAGCGTCAGCCTGCCGCAGGGGTAGTGGACGGTAAACGCCCCGTTCGTCTGCCCGATGTGTTTCTCAGCCACGCTTGCATGCCTCCTCGAATGCGGCTTTTTCCTTGTCAGCTATGACAGCTTTGTCGAAGTCAGCAATCAGCCGCCGCAGAATGTCCCGCATCATCACCTTGTCCAGCGTGTCGTCGTGCCGGATACTCTCGATCGCTGTCGCGTAGACGTATGCGTCTGAGTGGCAGGTTACAGTTTTCTCGGTTTTCATTTGACAAATTCCTCCGTTCGTGGTATGATAAGTATGGTTATTTTTTACCCATGCCCCCGTTACCGGTTGCCGCCGGTGCGGGGGTTTT